CAGGTTTAAAGAGTTCACTCTCTCTGTTGTTATGGGGAACAGTTAATGCGTTCTGAAGTGTGCATGCACACGGACCGTTCCGCAAACAGCGGCTTGGCAAAGCCCCATAACCACGCACCACGGATTTGAGGGAGGCGCATGACGAAGGCCATGGTCCTTACCGCGGTGTATCCCAATACACCACGGCATTCCGTGGCTCCCCGCACCCCCGGCCGAAAAGAGATCACCCGCAGGGATCATCTAATCAGCCTGGAGTACTTGGAACCGGACCCCGAAGAGCCAATCGCCATAGAGGCGAGGGAACTTGCAATAGATGCACCCCGCATCGGATTCCCGAACCTGGAGCCAATAACTGCTCCAACGACTGGAGCAACGCCAGAAACAATGGTCCCAATGGAACCAGCGTTAGCGGCGAGATGCTCAATCATCGTTCCCACTTGGGAAACAGAATCGGTAGGCTGAACAAACGCATCGGCAGCGTTGACCACGGACGTCTGAGTCTGATGCTCGGTAAGAGTCTCATGAGTCAGATGAGTCTGCGCGGCTGACGCCGCCATCGAATAAGCGGGATAACGAACCCCATCCTGACAAAACGATTCCATCTCAAACGTCTGAGCCAAAGGATTGGGCTCAATGTTGATCACGAGAATGTAATTCGGAGGGATGGCTCCCAGCCAATTATTTGGATCTGAGTACGGAAAGGTTAAAGTGGAACCAGTAGTTCCTGTAAGAGCTCTCCAGTCTGCGACTGCAAGGGCCCCACCATCGGAGGCAGCCGTGAGGGGTATCCAATCGCTATACGAATTATAGGCAATAAAAGAGGAAGGAGGCGTCACAAAAGTGTGGGACTTCTTCAACTCTGCTCCAGAGATCGTGCGGGCACTAGGGCTGTTTTCCGCAAGGGACCACAACTGAGGCCGACATGAATTATCGAGAACGACCGGACGACCGGTGATGGATCCATAAAGCGACCCAACGATAGTCGTTACGGACTGAGGAACCAAAACCGCTGTGATCGAACCAGCGACGTTCAAAGCCTGAGTAGTGTTCTTCATCCTAAAAGAAGAACGCAAAGGCCGAACATCCAGCGGAACTGTGTTATTGGCATTGAGCTGCTGCTGCTGCCAGACACCCAAAGGACCGCCGGTGACGGCCGTAGAAAGGTCAGGTGAATCCCAATACTGAACCCTGACCGCTGAAGGCGAATAGCCAATCAGGAACTGAGTATAGTAATTGGGCTGCGTGGTGAAAGAAAACCGAGCGACTGAATTCACGCAAGTGAAGTTCCCGAACGTAGTTGAAAGCTGTGGCGGCAGCTTGGAAGACATTGCATCCCAATATGCGGCGGCATTCAACGGGTCAAAAGGGGGAACAGCAAGGTTGGACACCTTCTTGCTCAAAGAA